GGGCGGCGACCCACGGCGCCTACTCGGACTCATTCGTCCAGGATTTCCTCACCGAGGAGGAGATCGAGCGCGTCCGGCAGGCCGAGGACCTCCTTGAGGAGCCGGAGTCAGCGCAGGCCCTCGCACGGACGGTCGCCGGCATCACGCTCGAACAGTTCCGACGGACGGGTGACGAGCGGTTCCTCCGGCGCTACGAGTCGATCAGCGACACGTTCGGCATCGCGCCCGACGACGAGCTCACCGTGAACCACGAGGGGCTTGAGGACGCCTTCATGTCGAATCTCCGCGACTACCACGAGAACGATGACTGACGACGAACACACTCTCGAGGAGCTGCCGCAGCCAGCCGGAGAGACCACGGTCCATCCCGATGAGCTCCGCGTCGATGGCGAGAACCCGAACGAGCAGAGCGACGAGATGTTCGGGCTGCTCGTCGACAACCTGCGAGAGAAGGGCTGGATCGGCAACGCCATCATCGCCAACACTGGCGACCTCCCCGGCTACGACGGCGAGGCTGAGGGCCTGATCGCCGACGGTGAACACCGCTGGCGCGCTGCCCAGGAGGTCGGCCTCGACGAGCTGCTCGCCGAGATCCGCGTCGACAACTCGACGTCGCCGGCGTACGAGTACGCGCCGTCGACGGACATCCACTACGAGGACGCCGTCGAGGGCATCCGGGAGCGTGTCGACGACGACAGCGTCGACATCGTGCTCACAGACCCACCCTACGGCGTGGACGTCGACCTCACCGAGACGCTCGGCGCCACCGACGTCGACCACGAGGGCGACCTCAAGAACGACGGGTACGAGGAGGCGATCGACCTCTGGCGCGCGATCGTCCCCGAACTCAAGCGGGTGCTCGCCGAGGACGGCCACCTCTACGCCTTCGCCTCCTGGAAGACGTACGACGACTTCCGGGACGTCCTCGACGACGTCGGCTTCGACGTCGTCAACTGCGTCGTCTGGCTGAAGTCGACGCCGAACAACCAGACGGCGTTCGGGAGCGGGAACGTCCGGTACGGCTACCAACACGAGTTCATCCTCTACGCCGTCCACGACACGTCGGCGGCGCGACCGCTCAACCGGACGCTCTCGGACATCATCCTCCACAAGCACTCCTCGCAGGACAACGAGCACCCGACCGAGAAGCCGGTCGGCCTCCTGGAGACGCTCATCGAGCAGTCGTCCGCCCGGGAGGACGTTGTCTTGGACCCGTTCTTGGGCTCGGGGTCGACGGCAGCCGCAGCGATCCGGAAGGAGCGCGACTGCGTCGGCTTCGAGCTCGACGAGAAGACCTACCGGCAAATCATCGAGCGCCGGGTAGCGGAGGCAGAGCGCCAGCTCGAGGCGACGGTCAATGCCAAGTAACAGCGTTACACCGCTGAACACGACTTAATATGACCGACGTAGATTACGACGCCGTCGAGATTTCCGACGACAAGGAGCCGCAGGAATATCACTGGACGGAGCGGCGGGCCGAGATCTACCGGCTCATGGAAAAGGCCGGCCACCCCGACTCCATCAGCCCCACCCGTTTAGCCGATCGCTACGACGTCTCGAAGAGCCAAATCTCTCAGGACAAATCTCGGCTCCAGGAGTTCATCGTCGAGCAGATCGACGAGACTCAGGTCGACGCGATCACCTCGACTGTCTTCCAGACCGCCGTCCAAGAGCTGATGGACAACGACGAGTACCGGAAGGCGGTCAAGACCGTCGCCGACTGGAACGACTGGCTGGCTGACCGCGGCCACGTCGAGCGCGAGCCCGATCGTCTCGAGGCGAACGTCAGCCTCGAGGACCAGTTCATGTCGAACCTGAAAGACTACCACGGAGATGACAACGATGTTGAGGAGTAACTCCGCCCCTGTCGCTCGCGGCGCCGGCGGGCCCGACGGCGTTGACGCACCGAAGCCCCCAGCTCACTACGCCAAACGGGCCGACGCCGGCGACGAGACCTGGATCGAGGATGCCATCGAGGACTACCTCGGCATCCGCGTGGGCGAGGCGCAGCGCCGGATCTGCCGCGCCGTCGCGACCAACAAGCAGCTGCTCGTCGTCTCCGCGAACTCCCTGGGGAAGTCGTACATCCTGGCGGCGATTACTATCGTCTGGCTGTTCTGCCGGTACCCCGCCGCGGCGTTCGCGACGTCGGGGACAGAGCGGAAGATGAAGCGGACGTACTGCAAGCCCGTCGAGAGCCTCCACGGCGATGCCCGGATTCCGTTGCCCGGCGAGTACAAGAGCCGCCCCGAGCGCATCGAGATCGACGGCGAGCCCGAGCACTTCTTCGAGGCCAGCTCCCCCAGGGACGCTGGCGAGCTCGAGGGCGTCCACAACGCCTTCACACTCTCGATCATCGAGGAGGCCGACAAGCCCGCCGTCGACGAGGACGTCATCGAGGCGATGCGGTCGCTCGCAACCGACGACCGCGACCGCCTTATCCTCATCGCGAACCCGCCGGAGAACGAGACAAACTCAATCTACCCGCTGATGGACGACCACCCGAACTGGGAGGTCCTCCGCTTCAGCACGTTCGACGCCGATAACGTCCAGGTCGAGTTGGGGAACATCGACGCGCCGAAGATCGACGGCATCGCGGGCATCTCGAAACTCGAGGACGACTGGGTCGAGCACAACAACACGCCGTGGCCCGGCATCGAGACCGCGCTGCGCGTCTCGGCGCCGAAGCTCTCCCCCAACGGCGACCTCGTCTTCAAGCGCGACGACGACCTCGAGGACAACCCCGACTTCCGGTCGGAGCTCTCGAAGCGCTGGTACCGGCGCCGCGCCGGTATCATGCCGCCCGAGAGCGCCTCCGTCCATCGGCCGTACGGCGCCGGCGTGGCGAAGGACGCCTACACCGACCAGCTTACCGTCGAGCCCCAGCGGCCGCTGGGCACTGGGATCGACGTCGCCGGCCCGGGCTCGGACAAGACGGTCCTGATCACGTACTGGTCGCCCGGGGTGTTCACGGTCCGGTACACGGCTCAGAACACGGACTACCCCGAGCAAGAGCAGGAGATCATGGCCGACTCCCGGCTCGGTGGAGACCGCAGTCACCCGGTCGCCGTTGACGCCGCTGGCGAGGGCTCTGGCTTGGCGGACTATATCAATGACCGGTGGCCCGATGTCTACCGGTTCGGTTCGAACAAAAAGCCGCTGACCGAGGGGACCGACGACGACAACCCCTACGGCCGGATTAACTACGAAGACCAGCGGGCGGAGGCCCTCGCCGTGCTCGGCGACATCCTCGAGGATGTCCAGTACTCGGACCGCGACCTTCGCGACCAGCTGGTCATCGGCGGCCGGACCATCGAGAACGGCACAAAAACGCTCAACAGCCGCGGCGAGCACGGCGCCGAGGTCGTGACTGTCAACTCGAAGGACGTCATCAAGGAGCGGCTCGGCCAGTCCCCGGACTATCTGGACGCCGCTGCCCAGGCGGCCTGGGCGGCCGACGACAACACCGGAAGCGCGAAAACTGTTCGCCGTCGTCCCGGCGGATCACCGTCGACGGGGAGTGTTTAATCATCATGAGTACATCTACAGGCCCGATCCGCGGCCGCCTCGAAGCCCTGCAGCAGCGACTGTCACAGTCCGTCGAAACTGTCACTCGGTCGTCGCGACTATTCGTTGAGAATACTCATGTTGACGATCTCAGTCCGCCCGATAACGTCGGCGAGTTCCACGAACTCTACCGGGAGTTGGGCATCGTCCGTGGGAATATCAACCAGTTCGTCCGCGATGTCGTCAAACCGGGCGTCCGAATCAACGCTTCCGATCCAGTCACGCAAGCGTACCTCACGGGTGAGGAGAACGACGAGGCCGACGTGCCGGACTTCGCTCCGTCCGGTGGCTTTCTTGACAACTGTGCAGTCATCGCCGGCGAGCGGAACAAGCCGTTCCACTCGTACCTCAAGATCAGCATCGGGCAAAAGTACACCCGGGGGACGGCGCTCCACGAGTATCTCAAAAGAAAGGAGCAAAAGGACGATCCCGACTTCCAGATTCAGGGCTTCAAGCACATCCGCCCCGAAACGGTCTCGGCGCAGGTCCACGCGACCACGAATATCCTCCTCGCCCCCGACGAGACAGACGTTGCAAAGGAGACCACCCGCCGCGATGAGGCCGCCGCCTATATCCAGTTCGATGACCAGTCGGTTCTCGGCAAACAGGTCGATGGTTTCGACGAGGATTCCGTTCCCCTCTCACAAAACGATGTCCTCAAACAGGCCAACGATCCCGACATTGGTGGTGATGAGGCGACCGAGGACGGTGTCTTCGGAACCAGCCCCATCGAGGCCTGTGCTGACGACGCAACCGACTACCGGACGATCAAACGCAACCGCGCAGAGGCGGTCAAGACCAAGGTCGAGGGCGTCTGGGTCGCCGAGTTCAACACCGAGGTCACTGAGGCCGGCGACGAGATCATCCTGACGGAGTGGGATGATGACGAACAAGACGAGTGGGTCGCCGGCGTTGATGACCTTGGCCCGGGGAGCATCATCGGACACGACGGATCGATCGATCTCAACCAATGGGAGCCGAACCTCCCCGATCTCGACGGCGACCTCCAGCATCTCGTCGACGACATCCTCGCGCCGCTTCCCGCGCCGAAGTACGCGACGGCTCATGGGGACGACGTCACCCAGCACGTCAGCGACGAGCAGGCCGAGGCCTATCGCGATCTCATTGAAGAAGAACGCAAGGCCCAACAGCGAGACTGGACGCAAGCGCTTCGCGAGGTTGCCGACCGGCACCCGGAGCTGGACCCGGACGGTATTCAGGTTCGCATCGCGCCGAAAGAGTCGTCGAATCCAGTGGCCGAACTGAGCGACGAGGAAATCCAGCGGATGGAACAGTTCATGTCGGCGTTGGATAATGGCCTTGGCGACGTGCCGGTCGATGCAGTACTCGACCTGCAGGCCTTCCTTCAGACCACGATGGACCTCCCCGACGAGGTCTTCGCTGGCAGCGAGGTCGACGCCGACGAGGCCGCTGCGGATCTCACGGCCGCACTCGAACAGACCGGCACGGAGGACGACGAATGAGCGCGACTTCAACCAACGGCATCACCGACACTCGCCAGCACAGACAACAGCTCCGGCGGGTACGGCAGCGTGAAGAGCCGACCCGTACTCGGTCGCTTCGGCAGCGGTATGCCCGACGGCTCCGCGGTGCATGGGCCGACATCCGGGCAGCACTCCGCCGCGGCCTCGTTGAGAGCGACGCCCTCGGCATCGAGTCGCTGGCGAGTGACCCGACGCGGAATTTCGACTTCGACACCGACGCTCGACAGGCCGAAGCGTTCACCGAGTGGCTCGAGACCCAGACCGAACAGGATATTCTCACCCGCTTCGGCGACGAGAATCAGTTCATTTCGACGGCCTACGAGCGCGGCGTTGCGGATTCTCAGGCCGAACTGCACGCCCTAGACCTGTCGCAGGGGCGTGCCGGGGCGACGGCGTTACAGTTGCCTGTCCACCGTGAACAGCTTCAGTCGCTGTTCGCGCGGAATCTCAACGAGCTGGAGGGGATGACCGACGCCGTGGCGACGGACCTCCGGCGCGAACTCACCGAGGGACTGGCCGCCGGCGACGGCCCGCGAGACATCGCCGACGGCCTCACCGATATCATCGGCCGTGTGGAGGACGGCATACCTCGCGGAGCGATGAACCGGGCGACGATGATTGCTCGCACGGAGATCATGAACTCGCACGACCGCGCTCGCCTCCAAGAGTGGGAGCGAGCCGGCGTTGAGCAGGTCGGCGTGTTGATCGCGGGGGATGCCTGTCCGCAGTGTCAGGCGTACAAAGCCGGCGAGCCGTACCAGGCATCGAACGCCTACGGAAACCTACCTCAGCACCCAAACTGCCGGTGCAGCCACCATGTGTGGACTGGTGACGCATCATGATAACCGACCGACTACAGACTGGTGACGCAACGATCAGCGCCGACGCGACCTTCGACGACGGGCCCTTTACTGTCCACGGGGTTGCGCAGGCGGCCGAAGTCACGCAGGGCGTCTCCGATGAACGTCGATACTGGCCGCCGGAGGTGCTCGAGGATGCGGCCGCGACCCTCGTCGGGACGCCTATCGTTGACCCCGACGATCACCGCGAGTTAGATGCCGGGCAACCGCACCCGGACATCATTGTCGGCGAGATTACCGATGCGGCGTTCGACGCCGACCGCGAGGCACTCATCTACGAGGGCGAAATCGACGATCCCGACCGCGCCCGGCAGATTGCTCGGGGGCGCGTGGATGTCTCTCCGTCGGTCGCCCTCAAACCTGGCGAGCAAGACCCCGAGCGGGATGCTGAACGGGTCGCGGCGGTCGTCGCCTACCGTGACCTCGCTATCGTCGCCGACGGCGCCCACGCGTCGGCGTCGATCCAGCCGGGGACCGCCGAGGCGCTGGCGCGACACTTCGAGGAGTTCCAGCCGCCGGATTATGAGGGTCTCCAGCGGAACCAAGCCCGAACGCCCGATTATACTAAGACGCAGGACGCTGACTGGTCCACGCCGACCCTCGACGAGTACCTGCGTGGCTACGACAGTCTCCCCGACCCTGACGACGTGGGCAGCGTCGATGACCTCTCCCAAGACGACCGCTCGCTCATCGCCCGCACGTCTCTACTCGGGACGCCGTCGGCGGAGACGCTGCGGGAGTTGCGCTTCTTCCCGGTCGTCGACCCGGCG